CACTGGATGATAGTAAAGAGGCGTGGCAACTCACTGCATTACTAAGGTCACTGGGTATACGCAATCCCCGCAACATAGATTTTAAAGATGCCAGTAGGGTCCTCACTGACCATGGCATAGAGCCTAGAAAGACTAACGGTAAGAAGGTGTATGATGTCTGCTTGACAGATATGCCTGAAGAAAAAACAATATGGGAAGAATCACCATTTTAATAAGGAACAAACATGAGACCACAATCAGCAAAACAAAAGGGTAGACTCCTACAGCAGAAGTTCAGACAGATGCTCGTGGACTTACTGGGACTGGACGGCGAGGACTTGGAAAGCAGGCCTATGGGGTCACAAGGTGAAGATATCATCATGGGCAAGCAGTCTAGGGAGCAGTTCCCTTACAGCATTGAGTGCAAGAATCAGGAAGCTCTGAATGTGTGGAAGTCCTATGACCAAGCACAAACAAACTGCAAGGGTTACGAGCCTTTGCTTGTCATCAAAAGAAATAGAAGTAAGGTGTTGGTGGTCTTGGATGCAGAACATTTCATCAAGATACATAATGCCTCGCATACTGATGGTAATTGCTGATGGAGTGTTGGCATTGTCAGGAAGAGCTATTGTGGAAGAGTGACGAGACCATCGAAGATGACGAACAGGGTGAGTGGATGCTTACATGCCTGTCTTGTCAGGCTTGTTCTGCAGAGGTCGAGGTTTACCTGAAATTAGAACAGGGTAGGGCAGGGCATGGCAAATAGCTCAACATTTGGTGTTTATGTGTTAAGAGTGAGGGATAGGGTACTGCAGAGAGAGGCTGTTACCCTGTTCCTTACCCTGACCGTGAGACCCCATGGCTACGCTGTTTAGGTGTGCTTTAGGGTATAGGGTATAGTATATATAATAATAATAATATATATATAGTATAGGAGCAGGTATACATATATGGTATGGCTTTTATACAACTATTAGGTGTTAGGGAGAGCTTACCCTCTACCCTCTGCCCTGATGGATATAATATAAGGAATGGATATGGCTGAATACAAGAAGAAGAAAGGAAAGAACGCACCTGATAAACCATTGGTTAATAGACCCAGTGCGTTTGAGTCAGACCCGGAGTTTGAGCTGACAGATATGCAGTCTGCATTTGTATGGCATTATGTGAATGATAATTGCACGCAGACCGAGGCGGCTAGAAGAGCAGGCTTTGAGTTCCCGGCGCAAGCAGCGACTAGATTCTTGAATGGTAAAGACTATCCCAATGTCCTCAAAGCCATCAAGGTTGGTAAAGAAGAGCTTGCACATAAGTATGCGATTACTCCTGAGAAGACAGCCAAGATGCTATGGCAGATAAGCGAAGAGGCTTACGACAAAGGGCAGTTCAACGCATCGGTCTCAGCATTGCGTGAGCTGAATGAACTGGCAGGTCTGAAGATAAAGAAGACAGAGAATCTCAATATCACAGCGACCTTGGATAACATGAGCCACAAGGATATAGAGGGAAGACTTAAAGAGATATTCGGAGGCGATATCATTGACGCACAGTATGACGATGTATGACATATCTCAAGTTCATGCAGTTCATTAATATCCTGTAGAAAACCGAGAGGGGTCGTTTTTACTGGGGATTTCTTTTTTTTCTCTTATTTTTTGCCAAAAATAAAAAAACAACCGAATATCAGTAACTTACAACAGATTTCTTCATGACACATTTGAGGCGTTGCTGCTCCGAGTCAATCGCTATGTGTCCACAGTGCTAACATTGGCACTTCTGCATGCTCTGAAAGCCTATATAACTAGGGACTCTATTGGATTCCAAAACCAAAGTCGAAAAAAGATATAATTATTGACCCGACACCCGTATTTTTGGGTCGGCTGTCAGCAAAGCGGTTGTAACTGAGTTTCACAAATTCTATATTCATTTTTCCAAGTAAGTGTTAATTTCAACAGATATGTGTATAATCTAATTTTAAAGGACAAAATTATGAAAATAGATAAAGCAGCTCTCCGGGAAGCAACTGTTGACACCATGCTTGGAGCCATAGTTAATTTTCCTCTCTCTTGGCTGACGATTACGATTGTTCTGCTATTCACCCACAACTCGTTTATAATATCTTTAAGCCAATTAATTGTTTTATCAATTTTGGCTATTATCAGAAGATATTACACAAGAGTATATTTTGATAAGCGAAATAAAAGGAACGGATTATGAGCATAGAAAACGACAAGAAAATTGACACCATCATTTCAGAGCTTGAATATACAAATCAGACCCTACACGACATAAATACAAATCTTGCCAACTTGGTTGTAATCTACCAAGTCCAGTTAGCCGCAGTTGAGAAAGCATTGCAGGTCCCGGAAGAAGTAATACAGACCCCTAAAAAGAAATTACATTAATTTGAACATAAGTGTTGACTCTAATACTTTATACCCTTATAATGAACACTGTAACAAACAATATATTAGGAGTAAATATATGGAATTAACTAGAGAAAACAACACATGGACCTACCACGGACATGACTACATCTTCGCATTATCTGATGAGAAGCTGCACGACCACCTGACTTTGATAGTCAAACCATCAAACATCAGGGTGCTTAAGAATTTTACCGACATGGCTACTAAAGACCTGAAGGCTAAAATCATCGAAGACTGGTTTGCAGAATCAAATCAAGATGTGAAAGAGAGAAATAACCAAAAAGCGAGACAACGCAGATTACTAAACAAGGAGTCAAACAATGGATAATCCAAAGAAACTAAATAAAATCGAACAGCTTAAAATACAGCTTAAAGACAGCTTGCGCGAGGAGGTAACTGTCAACACCCACCATTACGGCATCAAGACCTTCACCATAGGCGATTTCCTAGACACCCAAACCGTCTGCGCTAGGTGCAAAGACGAAATGCCCGTATGGCACAAAGACCAATTGGTTCATCCAGTCATGAACGCATTGATTAAGCTAGCGGCAGAAGAAGAACGAGCTAGAAAAGAAGCTGAAGCCAAAGCTGCCAAGGAGGTCGCGTAATGACCAAGTGGCATGGAGGCAAAGGCTCCACACAGAAACCTTATGACAAAGAAGCATTTGATAAAAATTTTTCGCGAATCTTCTCAAAACCTAAGAAGAAAGATATTGAGAACAAGGAGAAGGAGGTGAAGAAATGAGTTGGCAGACTGATTGGAGAGTAGATAAGGGTGTAAAAGTGCCTGACTTTAGAAACCGTAAGGGCAAATTCGCAGAAATGGATAAGTTCTTACAAACCCTAGAGGTAGGTGATTCGTTTGTTTTGCGTCCTAAAGTTCAAGCTGATGGCACGATTGCTGAGTATTCTATTGCTCAAAACGTAGTTACTCGAGGCAAAAAGCACGGTATGAAGCTGACCTCAAGAAAGATATATTCTGACGAGGACCCTAACGTGTATCACTACAGAATTTGGTTCTTGGAGAAAATAGAACCTGAGATTAGAAAATATAAATATGAAAGAAAGCCTATGTCTGAGGTTACAGAAAAGTCATTTAATGATTTGGCGCAAGGCAGACTGCCTAATGATATTTTGTTTTTAGCTGAGCAGAATGAAGAAAACAAAGCTATTGTTGAAGATATTAGAAGATTGAATAGAATACTGGTAGAAGAATTAACCAAACAGAACATTAAATTACCTGAGGGGGAATAATGACTACATCAAGCCTAATACTTGAGATTGTGCAGCTTTTTAAACAGATAGACAAAAAAGCGTCACAAAAGGAACTTATTGAAATACTTAAAAAAATACAAAAGGGAGAACAATGGAAAGACTAGAATACGAATCTATTTATGGATATTGCAGAGTATCATCTGACGAACAAGCCAAGCATGGCACTTCATTGGATGAACAGAAAAAAACCATTACTAAAATGTCACTGTACCTTTTTGACAAAGAACCGGATGGTTTTTATGTTGATGACGGCGTTAGTGGTACTTTAGATTTTGATAACAGACCACAAGGCAAGGAACTTAAGCGCAATCTTGAACCCAACGATGTTGTTTTGGTTGCTAAGCTTGACAGATTGATTAGACGATTAAGCGTCTTGTGCAAAATTCGTGATGACTTTAACGAGCTGAACATTCATTTGTTTGCTCATGATATCTTAGGTGGTGCCGAATCCATTAGTACCTCTAAGTCACCGAATGTGAATATGTTTGTCAACATGATGGGAACTTTTGCTGAGTGGGATAAAGAAGAAACTGCTAGAAAGCTGTACCAAGGTAAGATGGCCTGCGTGGAGAAAGGCAGACATATAGGCGGTGGAGTGCCTTATGGGTATGAGTTAGTCA